GGTGTCTCTTCAGTCATTAGTTTAGTCCTAACAGTTTTTGTTTGCGTTGGTTTACTGCGATAGATACTGGGCAGAAATTACAGAGGTAGGTCTTTGGACCTGCTTCATCTTGGTAGCGACCCATACCCTCTGCTTTACGTTCTTTTGCAGTATTAGGGATGAGTAATTTTTCTTTAATTTGCCAATCGTTGCAGCCGTCTTTTGGCTTGTTATGTTGTTGGTAACATTTCATTGCGTCTTCAAGGAACATAGAGCGTGAGTCGTAAAAAGTATCATCAACTTCGGCTAAACCTTTAGAGCCTCCGCCTTTAATCTGACGAACAATTTCTTTTTTAGACTCTGTTTTTGCCCACGCACGTAATGGGAGAACAAACAACTTACCTTTATGTGGCTCACCTGATGGGAATACGTGTGCTTCACAGGCGATTGCTAACAGGTGGTCTTGTTCTGGGTCACCATCGTATGGGGGAAGTTCGTCTAAAGATTGGCAGACAAGACAATACAACAACCGAAACATCGGTTCATTGTCCATCTTCTTTTCGCCCAGAATAGGTACGTTACTCATTGTGCTCCTTGTAGTAGTCCGAGTATCCTAACAGATTATTTATTTTTACCTTTATATTTTTGATATTGGTCGTTTGGTCCTTTTGGTGGAACTTGACCTCCAGAAGCCTTCTTTACTGGTTTAGCGTGGTACGTCTCAAGAGAGGCACGGTTCTTTGCTCTTCCCCCAACACGTCGGTCGTTAAACAAGTTATGGGGTTGTCTACGCTCAAACTCACCAGGGTCTGGTGCCCCAACTGCCGTTCTCATTTACTTGTTCCAGAGCTCGTGGTCTGTTGCTTCTTGCTTTGCTTTACGCTTGGCTGCACGCTCTTCCATCTTTGTTTCACGAGCACTCTTTACGCCAATTGCACGGCGAGTAACCGCTTGCTTTTGTGCAGTAGTTGAACTGTGGTAAACATCTGGGTAGTGCCATCCACCTTCGTGGTGTACAGCCAAAGGCGTATTAGAACGTGGGTCGTTAACTGTGTAGTCAATGTTCTTTAGGCCTTTTAAAGCTTCTGAAAACTGAGTGCCAGATAACCAGCCGTGTGAACGGGGTGCTCCTGGGTGACCTTCAAAGTTATTTCCCTTAAAAGGTTCACGAGCTGCAATAAGCGGTCCCGCGTTACGGTTAGAAGTTCTTTTAGCCATGATTACTTACCTGGGTTTACCTTGTTTGGAAACTCAGATGTGATGAAACCATAACCATAAAAAGGGTGCAGTGATTGACGGTTGTCTAGCGTTGCTTCGTCACCGTTACCAGGAATTACCTCTGTATCTGGACGAGCTTTGCGATACTTGCCATCTGTCGCGCCTGCATTTAGTGAGGCGTTCATTGAGCGAGATGAATTAACTGTCATGTGAGTTCCTTTACCAATTCAATTCGTGTGCTGCTTGGCTCTCTGCCTTTGACGAAGCTTTAGGACGATTCCATTGAGCTCCACCATCTTGTCCATTTGTTCTGCCACTAAAAGCGCCAGTCTCATGGAGTGCTCTACCTTTGTTTTGTTTCCATTGCTCAACTAACTTAGCGCCTGTTTTAGCAGCTTTTCTAGCCTTACGACGGTCGTTCCACTCCATTAGATTTTACCTTTTGCTTTCAGTGCTGCAGTTTTAGCTTTAGATTTTGCAGTAGATTTTTTTTCGTACTCTTTAGCCCATTCCACTTTAGCTTTAAGTTTTGCCTCTTTTTTAGAACCAGGCTCAACCATCTTTGGTTTTCCTCGTCCTTTCAAAGTTGGGACACCAAAAAATTTAGTTGCAGGCTTTGAAATGTTTTCTACTGGAACTTTCTTAATTGGTTCTTTCTTTGGCATTGCTTTAATTGAGCCAGCTTTTGCCGCTGCTGCAACTGCAGGATTTTTAATACTCTTCGCCATTATCTTCTTCCTTGTCTCTGGGCTCGCTGGGTTTCCATCTTTTTACCCTCAGATAGTCTATCGGCAATACCAGACTTAATTATGGTTATAACGCTAGAAGAATTATCCTTTGGGTGCATTACGTGGTTATGCATAACCCCTAATGCGTGGTGGATAGTGGCGTCCATACCTAAAATCGTAGGGTGAATAGCGTTAAATGCCTGTGCGTGACTGTGGTGCTCAGTGGTGCCTTTAGTTGCTGCCATATCGTCTAAATGTTTAAGAGCTTGGTTTACTGCTGGAGCAATGACTTTGTGAGGAACTGCTAATCCCTTTAACTTACGGCTTGCTTGGTTACCCGCAGGTGCAGTTACATCAATATGGACAGGCTCACGAAGGGGACCTGCTCCAGGAGCAATGGTAGGACGAGTGCGCTCAGGTTTTGGAGCTACTGGCTCTACTTCTGTTCTTGTAAACTCTTCTGGACGTCGCTGACGTGCACGACCAGTATCTGCGTCTCGCACAACTGTCTTTGAGCGTGTTTTCTTTTTTCTTTTTGGACCTGGGTCAACAATAGTGATGCCGCGAGCAAGTTCGCCGCGCTTAGGGGCTCTAATACCTTTTTGCGCTAATTTTTTTCCAGTACTGATAACAGGTCCTGGAAGTTGAACTTTAGGAGCAGCAGAGGGACCCTGGTCTTCTTGCCCTACAGTTGGTCGGGCTTCAACGTCTGCTACTTTTGCACGACCAGTTTTTGTGTCACGAGTAAGTTTCTTTTTAAACTTTACTCCTGGGTTAGCGTCAACACTTACCGCTGTACGTTCTGTTGTGCCCTTTACACCAGTTGCGCCGACACGTGCAATGCGCTTTGACTCAGCTTCGCGGGCAGCAGCTAACGATGCTTCAGTTTCTTTAGCAATTTCGGCTTCACGCTCAGGTGTCATACCTACTTTATCTGAAGGTTTTGCTGCTGCTTTTTTCTTTTTAGCCATGATTAAACCATCTTCCGCTTTATACGGTCAGACATCTTTTGAGAGTAACAAGATGCACACATGCCTTTGCTGTGTAAAACCTGTACTGGATTCATAATAATTCCGCAGGTTGAGCATGGGTGTGAACCCTTGTAACGGGTTGCATTCTCAGCAATTTGACGTGCCTGAATCTCCACCATAAATGAGCCATCGCCATCGTCCATTAGATACCCCCCAGTTCATTACGAGATGCAGCTTGGAAACCTGCTGGACCACCTGAGAACCAAGATACACGTGGCTCTGCATAGACGCGGTCTATAGTTACGACATCGTCAATTCCTGGTTGTCCACGAAATCCATAACCAAAACGGTCAGGGAATAAACGAATCTGTGGAAGAGGTGGACGAACCATTGCTTGGATGTCCTTTCCAGGAACGTTCATAATCATCAGCGCTTGAGTTGTTAGGCGCTCCATATTAGATGTGAACGGCCCGTTGTACTGCCAACGCTTTGCAACTTGGTCAGGCTGTATTGGTGCACGCCATGGTTTTGTATAGTCGTAATTACCGTCAAATTTTTGCGTCATTATCGCCACGCTGGTTTCAAATAGGCAAGCATTGCTTGACGACGCTCATTAATTTCTGCGGGTGATGTAGCGACAGTATTTGCTTTACCGTCGTTAACAAGGTGAGGTGCTGGGAGCAACGCTACTTGAGGTGTACTACGTAATGCTTGATAGACGTTAACTCCATTTACATTTACGTAATTAGCTTTCATCTGACGTTCAATACCAGACATAGGGTTAATGCCATCAGGCCAGAAGTACATAGATGGCTCAATGCGCTCACCCTTGTGTACACCGCGTTGATAGGCTTTCTGGTTGACGCGAGACTTGATACTATCCAACAAACGGTCATCACGACGTGAGCGGATAGTGCCAAGGTATCCATCAGGATACTCGGCAGATGGAACACGTCCCACGCCAATGCGAGACGCATCCATAGGGTCACGGGCTACAGAAGTTCCTGCACCACCCTGGTTATTGTACCCATACACACCGCCAGCCCCAAGGGACTGCCAGTTCTGTGATGGTGAAAAGTTATTTACTCCACCTGGCATTAGTTAACCTTCGGTGGACGTGGCTCGGTAATACCGTGACGCTTACGTGCTGCTTCGTTACGAATATTACGCATATTGTGCATATTCCAAACGGCATCTTCGTTGCGAGAAATCATTTTCTTTTCAGCAGTCTTCTTGTATTTGTGTCCTGTAGACAAATCAAGTTGAACGCCTTTTTCTTTTGCCTTAGAGTCAACCCAACTACCCATTACCGCTTTAGAGTCAGTTGCATGTCCTTGCAAACGCAAAAAATGAGACGCAAACTGCTGTGCACTTAAACTTGGGGATTTAGTTCCTGTACTTTCAAACGCTGTGTCAACTGGGTGACCACTGAGTTTAGACGGCTCTTTTCCTACTAAGAATACTTTTTCACCAGGCTGAATAACATTGCCGCTGGTCAAATTAATTGAGGCTCCACCGTAGTGATTTGTGGAGTCAATAAACTCTTGAGCTCCTTTTGGATTACTAGCTAACAGGCGTGTTTCTTCTTTAGTGTAGCTTGGGCGTGAGCTTTCCTTCACTTGCGCCGCTACGCTACGTCCGTCACTGTTAGGAATCATGTTACTATTTTCCTTCTTAGAGCGCTAAATGTCTGTATAAAGGAGACCAAATGTCAGTAGACGTTGTTGCCGTAGATTTTAATCCAACTATTTGGGCTGTCTTTTGTGAACTGTGTGCCTCGTACATCGGTGAACCAACTCAAAAAGATGAGTTAGTTGACCGAATGTACGAAGAACATTGCGCCCTCCATGGGCTTGTTCCTGAGAACTAACCTTTTAAGAAGTTTGCTCCAGCATCTGATTTAGGCAGTGGAGCTGAAGAACCTGCATCATCAAAGTTCAATGTACTACCAGAAGTTTGACGAGATAACGATGCTCCTCTTTTTGGACGCCAAGCAGTTTGTTGACCAACACTTGTGCTGGTTGATTTGCTCAGTGACAACGGAGCTTCGGTCTCAGTGTGGTATTGCGTAGGCCTGCCTGTGTTCACTGTAGAACCAAACTCTTCAGAAGAAAGAAATGACATATTAGTATGAAGCGCTGTTTCCGTCGTTAAAGTTTGGTGCTTGACGACCAGCTACTGAACGAACAACTCTGCCACTTGACATTGTTGCTGATGCTGCTGGGTCGTGTCCTGCAGGAAACTTCACTGAGATGCGGTGACGAGCACCTGAACGCTCTGATTGCGCTGCATTACCTGCAGAAACATTTGAGCGGTTTGCTTTTCCACCAGATGTTGGGTCTCCAGCCTGTGTGTTCTTCTTTGGCATTTGCTTACCAACGGTTGGAGTTCCGCTTACATTGTTAAACTTTGCAGCGTCCATACCCATATAACGACGTGGTGAAGCTGCGTGTTCTGCAGAAGCTAAAATTTCTTCTGTTGTTGGAATGTTTTTGCTCATATTCTTACCTGCTGATTCTAAGTGGTGGTTGGAAGGTGCGCCCATGCGACGTCGCATTGCGTGACCCATGTCTGTCCAATTTGCCATAATTACTCCTTGCTTTGGTATAAGGATACGACGGTTTTAGCTTGCTGTAATGTGAAAGACGATTGCAGAAATTTCGCCATCTCGTGACTCAATGGTTGTAAACCCTGGCTTATCGGTTAAATCCATACCACGAGGGGCTACATACCCACGAGCAATGGCAATGGCTTTAACTGCTTGGTTTACTGCTCCTGCACCAACAGCACGGAGTTTTACTTCCCGCTTGTCGTAAATAGCATGGGCAATGGCGGAGGCTACACTTTGCGGATTGGAGCTTGCACTCACTCGCAAAAACGGCTCTTCTTGTGGTACTTCTGGTGTGTTACTCAATTGTTAGTCCTTTGATTCGGTTTCGTGTGCCACTCCCGAACTAAAGGATAGGTCTAAAACCGCGCTTGGTCTCGGTATTTAGGGTCTGACATTTGCTCAGCTACTGCCTTTTCAACTTCGTTAATTGAAAATTTTCCTACAAGGCGTGCCAAAGCGTAGGAATCTGCAGCATTGTCGTCATTGAACTCCACACCCCATCGCTTGTATATCTGTAACAACATCTCTTGCTTCTTGGCGTTTCCTTTGCCTGACGCATATTTCTTCAAGGTCATTGGCGGAACTTTAAGAGGGAATCTACGTGGATCATCTTCACCGTACATATCGTAAATGGCTAACCGTACCGTTGCTGAGAGTTCTCCAAGAACTAATGCTGCTTGGCTTGCAAGAACTGTTCCTTCCATCGCTAAATCCACAACATCTAAATCATGTTCTTCTAAATACATTAAATGGTCTGTTAACCATTGACGAATATCTACAAGGCGCTCAATTCCAAAGTAAGGAGATTTGTACACCCAAGTGATGTGTTTCTTTGGGTCGTCTAATGAAAGTGCGGTTAACGCAAACCCTGTAAGAGATTGGTCAATACCGATTGACACCTTGCCTGCAGTGTTTAATCCGCCGTCTATTACTTTAGTTGTCATGAGCTTAGGAGTCCATTCTTGTGTGGACTAGTAACTCTAGTTCCTCAAGTGTGCCTCCGTTGCTTAAAATCTTATCTACTTTATATCCATCTAAATCTGACTCAGAAATGTGATTATTAACTGCTGCAACTCCTGGGCGTTTAACCCGCCAAAGTTGACCACCACGTTGTTTAATGCATTCAGCTTCATTTACAAACCTTACATCAGAAATAACAATTTTATCTTTAGAGTTAAGGTCTTTTAGTGCTTGATGAATCCAAAACTCATCTCCAAATGTTTTACGAGCACCTACACCTAAACTTTGAAGCAAGTGCCTTATTTCAGGAAACAATATTTTTGCTTGGTCCCAACCATACGCGCTAACAACGCCTTCAACTCTAAACCCATCTCTAATAAAAGGGTTTGTTTCAATTAACAACTCTCTAATCTTGTCAGCAAATGCAACACGAGTGTACCCGTAGTTTTGAACAAGACTCTTTGCAACACTGTCTTTACCTGCTTGTGCGTAACCTGTTAGGCCGATAATCATGCGGAGAACTTATCCTTTCGTGTTGCACGGAAATCATTTGTACGACGAGTAATCTCACGAGAAACCAACGCTACATCTC